GCCCTCTTCTACTGCACCGGGACCGTGCTTAAATTGCGCGAGTGAGAGTGGCTCAGTACTTAAGCCACTCAACGCAATTTTAGCTACGAGGCCGATTAGATGATTTTCGCGGTCAGGTATAATAACCTGGTCCGCTATCTCATCACATCGGAAAAACTCAGCAACGGCCTCCTCGTGAAGCTTTTCTTCATCACGAGCAGGCATCTGAGCTTTCTTAAAGAGGTAAAGTCCCTCTCTGAGGCACTTTATGACGTCATCTTTGGCGTCCTCTCTAAGCTCCCCGGTGACACGGTCGAACACTTCACAAAGCATACCTGAGAGAAATCTCGGGATTGCTCCCCTTGGAACTTTTGCAAATTCCCTGGGACAGGTGAACTTCCGCGTGGAGAGCCCTTTTACAAGGGCATCCCCTAGCGTAGGTAAGGCCTTGGTTAGGAAACCATAGCCCTCGTGTTCGTACCTTAACTCGATCGTTTCAAGATCACGATCGAGGCCTTTCACATCAGGACATAGCCTTCGGAAATCTTCCCAAAGGCTCCGTAGGAGTAGTACCGGACTTTTCATCACATCCTCCATGAGGTTGTTGATTCCGAGTCCTATCTGCTCGATCATCACCTAAAGGTGAGTTGACAACAGGTCTCCCGCTAAGGAGATCTTGTGGTCCGCCAACTGTGCAGCCTACAAGAGCAAATGCAAGTAAGCAAATGCCCCCACAGTACAGCCCATAGCGAACCACACAAGCAACCAGCAACTCCAAAAGGTAGTCATCCCGTGGTTTCATGTTGAAATCCACTTCAAGATGTCTACGACTGGAATTGCAGTAGCTTGGCCGTTGTGACTTCACTATCATCACGAAAGTCCGTGAGCGCCTTTGCAAGCGCAACCATAGCAGCATCGGTAAACCCGAAGCTGGGCCGGTTTATAGTGAGTGACACGGAAGCGACTTGCTTCTTGGTCAATCCAGAATACGGATCAACGGCGTTGACAGTCTGCGTCATTTGGACGTAGTGTCTGTCTCCACCGCCTTTCGTACGCTGGTGATTGATGATAACGGTATAACCATTACCACCCGTGTCGACGCGTTCAGACCCATAACCATCTGACTTTACAACAGTAAAGACCAGCTGGGGAGTGGGCGAGGCCGCGGTAACTGTCACGGGATCGGGCAACATAAGACGTCTCCTTGTGAAATAAATGTTAAGAGTGAGGACGGAATGTCCCACTCTTGGAAAAGTCGATACGCTGTGCTAACAACGCACCGATTATAGACTTCTGGTATGCCGTCAACGTTGTCGGCACACTAGTTAGCTTCACATCGAGAATTGTCGCCACGTCACTACGAGTTTGACACTCGTAATTCAATACCGAGGTATGACGGTTTTCCACAATTGTGGTAGACGTTGTACCTGGCGGTTGATTGAACACGTAGAATGACCTGGTGAAATTCGACTTTGAGCGGAAGTCGGTGATGAGCCTGCCTTCAGTTCGGCAAGATATCATCCCCCAGTTGATTAACGACTCGTCATGGTTAATATTATCGATCAATTCGATATAATTACCCAAGCCGGTGAAGTAATCAAGCAGCCACGTCCACGGAATTAGATTATAAATATCCGTAGCGCGTGGGACAGCTCCGATCCGGTCAAGGAACTCCTTGACACGAAATTGTGGCACATTGAGAGTTGGAAAGTCAAACGTCGCGTTTACCACGAGACGAATTTCTGACCTTCTCTCAATTCTCGAACTAGCGAACGGATAACCGTACTCTAGATCCGAGATGTCATACTCAAAGCCCGAGACGTCCGCTTCGGCCGAATCAATTACTTTCTTCGACCGAAAAGTTGTTGGTTTACCGCTCCTAGATATCAAGAAGTTATACTTCTTGGCTATCTTATTGGGCAGTAACAACAAGTCCATGGCGTCGTTAAACGTCTGTTTCCATCCGAAATGATACGATAAGTACTCATTCGGTAGGTCCTTAGCCACATTCTTGAAGTCAAAAATAGACTTTCGAAGAGAGGGCTGCGTACCTAGGGAAACAAAAAGCTTCTTGAAATCAATCAGAGTCTGTTGTAGTGATACAATAGACCTGTTGATATCCTTAAGCTCCACTACGTTCCGGAAGAGAGTATAGTCCCTGTTCATGGGACCAATCCCCTTCAACATCGGAATCGCATGTTTCTGGCAAAGTGCCTTAGCATACGTGATCTCCGAGGTACGTAGTGCGTTATGGACGCCTTTCGACAACACGCTACCGGTAGGATACTGGCTATCTCTATAGAAATCGCGACCTCCAGAGATCTTATTTACACTGCCTCCTTTGGCAGAGCAAAGTGGATCAATGGGGCCGGTTTGTGGATAGATAGTTTGATCCTGACTACCACTTCCAACCGATCTTGGCGGCGAGTGAATGAAACTCTTGAATAATTCAAGAGTCCCTTGCTCGGAACCCACCAATCTCGTACGGGAAGTAGTGTCCTTGAGATAATCAGCCAAAGGTTCTTGGGCCCTTAAGGCCCCAGTCTGCGATGGCTCATTCAGGTTAGTCGTTCGAATTTCTGGAGACCAACAACCGCTCAGATTCCCGAAGTTAGGGGTCTGGGTGTAGGTTGATCTGTCTCTAGAACGTGTGTGTTGCCGATAAAGCAACACTGAGGCTGTTTGCCTCCACTTCGTTCGATTTGCCGGCGTTATTGCACGAGGTGACACCTTGAACCGCGAGGTTGGGTCGATCGCAATCGCGAAAGACTTAATCAAGCTGTACGGGATGTACTTGTACAAAAACGACTCAAGACCAGTAGCGTTCTTAATAAGGGTTTCAAAGCGATACTCATATAATTTATGAGGATCATATCCTTCAGGGAGACCTCTTGTATCAAAACGGAGGTCACCTGTTAGATTTATCGCCATGGCCCTTATCTCCTACTGATGTGAATAGGCCTCCTCA